GGCGAGATCAAGTGGAACTCGCTGTACAAGGACGTGGCCAAGACCGTAGCCAACCCGTTCAAGGCGGTGCAGCTGCAGTGCCGCTCCAGCATCGAGACCTACGGCGCTCAGGGCCGCATCCAGGAGGTGAGCCTGGTCACCTTCCTGACCGTGATGTTCAAGAAGAACCCGCTCGGCACCTACAAGCAGCACGACAACGCCGAATTCAGCTCGGCGTTCGGGGCGACTTACATCAAGCAGGTGGTCGATGGCGAGGAGGTGCTGGAGCTGGACTACCTGGCCAACATCTTCCGCGTCGGCGGCGAGGACATGCTGGCCGACTACCGCAGCAACATCGGCGGCTGACCCTTAACCGCTTCCCCCTGCAGGCCCACTTCGGTGGGCCTTTTCATTTGTTAAAGCCGTTTAACTGACCCACGCCCGGCGCCGGCCGACAATCCTTCGCGTACCTCCTTGTTTATCAACCCACGCGAAGGAAGCCTCATGAAACTAAAGTTCCCGTTCACCAATGCCGCCGGCCAGCGCATCGAGTCCCTGACCATCAAGCGCCTCAAGCGCGGCGACCTCAAGGCCGCCCACAAGCACAGCAATGACGACGCCGACCAGGAGGATTTCCTGTTTGCGCGCATGACCGGCCTCACGCTGGAAGACATCGACCAGTTGGACATCGCCGACAGCAAGGCCCTATCCGATGCCTTTCGGGACATGGTTGGCGGAGGAGACAAACCTGAAGCAGCTGGACAGGTATCTGCTGACGGTGCTGCGGATACAGCCGTCTGAGATCGACGGGCTGGAGATGGATGACTACTGGGGCTGGGTCGAGGAAGCCGAGCGCGAGGTCAAGCGCCGGAACGAGATGATGCGGTCGCTTTACGGCCGATGAGCATCACCAGCGCCACCAGCAAGCCACCCACGAAGGAAGCGCCGGCCGCCAATGGCGCGCCGGCCATCGCAGCCAGGGCGAGCGCGAAGGGAAAGAGGAAAAGCGCCGCCCAGAACGGCAAGTGCGCGAAGCACACCCAGGCAAGCCACGCGGCGCCGATGCCGATGGCCAGCCAGTAGAGCGTCTTGGCGGTGGTGAGGGCGGTTTTTTCAAACATGTTTCTAGGATAGCAAAAGGCAAAACGGCATGGCCAATGAACTGCTCGTAGGGGTCAAGATCGGCGCGGTGCTGTCGGGCACCTTCCAGGCCGCCTTCGCCTCGGCGCGCGGCACCTCGTTGAAGCTCGGCCAGGCGGCTGACGAATTGCGCGTCAAGCACGCCCGGCTGGGCGAGGTCATGGCGCGCGCCATGTCGCACCCCACCCGCAACGTGGGCGAGCTGCGCCGCCAGTACGAGCGGCTCGGCCAGACCATCGATCAGCTACGCGCCAAGCAGGAAAAGCTGGCGGCCAGCATGGCGCGGGGCGAGGCGCTCAAGGCGGCCCGCGCCGATCTGCGTGGCCAGGCGATGGAGACGGCCGGCACGGCGATCGCCTTGGGCGCGCCGGTGGTGCAGTCGGTACGCCTGGCGGCCTCCTTTCAGGACCAGGTCAAAGACACCGCCATCACCGGCGAATTCAGTCCGGCCGAGGAAGCGCGTCTTGCAACCACCATCCGCGAGTCGGCGCTGAAGTGGAATCAAACCCAGGCAGAGATTGCACGGGGCACTGGCGTACTGGTGGCGGGCGGTATCCAGAATGCGAAAGCGCTGGAAGCCTACGCCCCAGTCATGGCCAAGGCCGCCACGGCGACCCGCGCCAGCATGGACGATTTGGGCAGCGTGGTTATCGCCCTGCGAGACAACCTCCAGATCGGCGAGGACGGCTTCGAGGGTGCGCTCAACATGCTGGCCTACGCCGGCAAGCGCGGCCAGTTTGAAATCCGCGACATGGCCAAGTGGCTGCCGACTCTGACGCCGAGTTTTGCGGCTATGGGCGTGACCGGCAAGGAAGCTGTCGCCGAGATCGGTGCCGCCCTGCAGATCGCCCGCAAGGGCGCCGGCTCGAACGACGAGGCGGCCAACAACTTCCGCAACTTCCTGCAGAAGCTGTTCTCGCAGGACACCAAGAAGGACTTCGAGAAGGCCGGCATCGACATCGAGAAGAGCCTCAAGAACCTCCGTGAAAAGGGCCTGACTCCTGTCCAAGGCATGCTTGAGGTCATCACCCAGTACATGGGCAAGAAGAGTCCCGAGGCCGCCAGTCAATTCCAGAAGGCGATGGGCCTCAAGGATGACAAAGAGCGCGAGCTGGCCCTTCAGCGTCTATCCGAAGCCTACAAACTCGGCGAGCTGTTCCAGGACATGCAGGCGATGAACTTCATCCGTCCGGCGATCGCCAACCAGGGCGAGATGAAAGACATCCAGCAAGGCAGCATGGGAGCCGCCGACAAGGGCCTGCTCGATGCCGACTTCAAGAGGCGTATGGAAGGCGCCACCGAGCAGTTCAAGGCGTTCAAGATCGGCGTGATGGACATCGGTATCACTATCGGTGACGCGCTGCTGCCCCCGCTGACCGAACTGTTGCAGGAGCTGAAGCCCGGTATCAAAGCCTTCGGCGACTGGGCCAAGGAACACCCCGGCCTGATCAAGGGCGTGATCGGCCTGGTCGGCGGTCTGCTCGCCGGCAAGATGGCCTTCATCGGCATCAAGTACGGCCTCAACCTGGTGCTCTCGCCGTTCAACGCTCTGACCAGCTCCATTACGGCAGTCTCGGGCAAATGGACGCTTCTGCGCGCCATGTGGCAGGCCGGCCGCTTCGCTCCCGCGATCGCCGGCTTGCGCTCCATCGGTGGCGGCATCCTGGCGGTCGGTCGCTTCCTGGTGCCGTTCGGTCAGGGTCTTCTGATGACCTTCGGCGCCCCGCTGATGCTTGTCGGCCGAGGCGCCTTGTTCCTCGGTCGGCTGCTGGTCGGCAACCTGGTGCCCGGTTTGCGGCTCGCTGGGCACGCCGTGCTGTGGCTCGGCCGGGCCATGCTGTTGAATCCCATCGGCCTGGCGGTCACCGCGATCGGCGTGGCCGCCTACCTGGTGTGGAAGAACTGGGACAAGGTGAAGGGCGCAGTGATGGCCGGATGGAACTGGCTGAAGGGCGTGAAGAACCAGTTCTTCGCGGCCGGCGCCGACCTGATCAACGGGCTGGTGAATGGCGTCACGTCCAAGCTCACCGCCGCCCGCGACAGCATCGTCTCCTTCGGCTCCAGCATCAAGGGCTGGTTCGCCGACACCCTGGGCATCAAGTCGCCCTCGCGCGTCTTCATGGGCTTCGGTGACAACATCGCCCAGGGCGCGGCGATCGGCATCGGCCGCTCGGCTGGGTTGGCCTCCAAGGCTGCGGCCGGCATGGCCTCCGATACGGCTGCCGCTGCAGCGGCACAGCGCATCAACGCTGGCCGGGCCGGTGCGGGCGCTGCGGGCGCGGCCGCAAGTGGCGCCGGAGGAATGACCATCCACTTCAGCCCGACGATCCAGGTCCAGGGCGGTGCGGCCGAGGCCGTCAAGGGCCAGGTCACCGAGGCACTCAATCTCTCGCTGCATGAGCTGGAGCAACTGATCAAGCGCGTATCGGCGCAACAAGCACGGAGGGCCTACTGATGTTTGCGCTCCTGGGCGACGTCCAGTTCGACCTGATCACCTACTTTGACGGCTTCGAGTCGCAGTTCGGCGCCGACTATGCCGAGCACCCGCTGATCGAGGGCAAACCGCGCCTGCAGTTCGTCGGCGACAAGCTCGACGAAATCCGCATCCAGCTCGCGTTCCACCTGCACTACTGCGACCCCGAGGCCGAACTGGCCAAGCTGAAAAAGGCACTCGCCGCCCATGATGCGATGGCTCTGGTGCTCGGCAACGGCGACTACAAGGGCTGGTTCGTGCTGACCGACGTGCAGGCGACCAGTAAGCACACCGACAAGGCCGGCACGCTGATCGCGCTGGAGGCTAGTATCACCCTGCGCGAGTTCGTGGGCGACAAGAAGAACCCGCTGCAGCCGCCCGCCGTGCAACCCAAGCTACCGCCGGCTGCAGCCAAGGCCCTGCCGGCGAGCCAGACCGCTGGCGTGGCCACGCTGGCCAGCGGCGGCGCCGCCGTGCGCGACAACATCCGCCAGGCGGTAACCTACGCCAACCAGGCGCAGTCCGCCCTGCGGGTCGCGGTGGATGCCGCGCGCGTGGCGCAGAAGCTGCGCGACAACCCGCTGGCGGCGCTGGGCCGTGTTCCCAGCCTGCTAACCGGCATGAAACAGGTGGCCGGCCCGCTGGAGAATCTGTCACCGACGCTGGCCAGCCTTACCAGTCAGCTTCCCGAGGCGGCCGGCATCCTGCGCGCCAGCAATAACGCCTTGGGCGCGGTGAGCAACGCCCAGGGCGCCCTGTCGGCCGTTAGTGCCGGCACCGTGACCGGCCGCATCGACTACGTTGCCGGCCAGCTCTCGGCCGCGACCGGCGCCCTGGAGTCCGCCGCGCCGAGCATCAGCAAGCTGGCCGGCAAGGTCGTGACGAGGACGATCTGATGTACCTGACCCACATCACCACCGAAGGCGAGCGCTGGGACCAGCTCGCCACCCGTTACTACGGCGACCCGCTGCAGTATGAGCGCATCGTCGCCGCCAACCCGCATGTGCCGCTGGCCACCACCTTGCCCGGCGGCCTGACACTTTCGGTGCCGGTGATCGAGCAGCAAGACCTGTCCGAGGAACTTCCACCGTGGCTGCGATGACCGACCTGCTGCCGACCACCGTGGCCAAGGTGCCGCACCCGGTGTTCGTGCTCTCCTATGAGCAGAAGAACATCACCAGCGACATCACGCCCTACGTGCGCTCGGTCACCTACACCGACTATCTGTCGGGGCAGTCCGACGAGCTGGAGGTCGAGCTGGAGGACGCGGACGGCCGCTGGGTGCGCCACTGGTATCCCGGCAAGGGCGACACGCTGTCGCTCAAGATCGGCTACGAGGCGGCGCCGCTGCTGCCCTGTGGGGCGTTCGAGATCGACGAGATCGAGTTCGCCCAGCCGCCAGCCATCGTTACTATCCGGGCGCTGGCCACCGGCATCAAGAAGTCGGTGCGCACCCGAGAGAGCCGGCCGTTCGAGAACACCACGCTGGCTGCCATCGCCCAACGCATCGCCAAGCGCAACAAGCTGACCCTGACCGGCAAAATCCGCGACATCCGCATCGACAGGGTGACGCAGTACCAGGAGCGCGACGTCGAGTTCCTCACGCGCCTAGCGCGCGAGTACGGCTACGCCTTCAAGATCGTCGGTCGCAAGCTGGTCTTCACCGAACTGGCCGACCTGCGCGACGGCGGCACGGTGGCCACCCTCAAGGCGACTGATCTGATCTCGATTCGGATGCGGGACAAGATCAAGGACGTCTACCAAGAAGCCAAAGGCAAGTACCACGACCCGAAGACCAAGAAGCTGGTGGTATACGGCATGAAAGGCGACCAGGTGACCGAGGTCGGCCAGACCACCACCAGCACCAAGAAACAGTCCGGTCAATCGACCAGCAGCGACACCCTGAAGCTCTCCTCTCGTGGGTCCAAGGCAGCTGTGCAGGCGAAGACGCAGGCGGCAATGGAAGCGGCCAACCTGCAGCAGACGGCGGGTGACCTGACCGTGCCGGGCAACCCCAAGCTGGTCGCCGGCACCACCTTCGAGCTGGCCGACTGCGGCAGGCTCTCCGGCAAGTACTTGGTGGAGTCGGCCCGCCACCGCCTTGATCGCGGCGGCGGCTACGTGACCGAGCTGGAAGTGAAGCGCGTCGCCCTGCCGGTCACCTCGGGCACCGGCAGCACCTCGGCCAAGAAGAAGTCCGGCAAGACCCTCAACGTGTACGGCGTCCAGAGCAGCGGCCAAGTGGGCGTGGTCGGCACTTCCCAAGCGAGCACGAAGAAATGAGCGAGACCCTGCAAGAGTTCGGCGCCAGCTTCAAGTTCGGCACGGTCTCGGCCGTCGATGCCAAGACCTGCCGCGTGCGCGTGCGCCTGCCCGACTACGACAACCTGCGCACCGCCTGGCTGCCGGTGCTGCAGGCCAAGACGCTGCGCGACAAGCACTACCACCTGCCCGACCTCGGCGAGCACGTGGTGGTGCTCCTGGACGGGCGTGGCGAGGACGGCGTGGTGCTGGGTGCGGTCTATTCCAGCGCGGACGCCCCGCCGGTGGCCAGCGGCGACAAGCACCATGTGCGCTTCGACGACGGCGCCGAGATGGAATACGACCGCGCCAGCCACCAGCTGACAGTCAAGGGCGGCATCCAGAAGGTGGTGGTCGAGGTCGGCGCCGACATCCTGCTCAAGGCCGGCGCAAAGGTCACCGTCGACGTGCCGGAGACCGAGGTCACCGGCAACCTGCTGGTGAAAGGCAAGCTGACCTACCAGGGCGGCATGGCCGGCTCGGGTGGCAGCGGCGCGGCGGCCGCCATCACCGGCAATGTCCAGGTCACTGGCAACATCGACGCCACCGGCACGATCATGGATGCCGGCGGCAACTCGAACCACCACAGCCACTAGCGGCTGGCCAAGCCTTAAAGCCCTTTAATATCCCCCGGCCGGGCATGGCGGCACGATAGCCGCATGACCCGGCTATCTGACTCTCTTCACTGGCAACCCGCCCTCGGCAGCTTCGGCATCGTCGAGACCATCGCGGACATTGACCAGGCCATCCGCGTGATCCTTCGCACCCCCAAGGGGAGCGACCCGCATCGCCCGGACTTCGGCTCGAACATCCACCTCTATCTGGACTACCCGATCGACCAGGCCGTGCCGCACCTGGTGCGCGAGACGGTCGAGGCGATCCGCTTGTGGGAGCCGCGCTGCGAACTGGTCAAGGTCACGCCGTCGATCGATGAGGCCCAGATCACCCTGCGCGTGCTGTGGAAGCTGGCAGATGGCGTTCTACGTGAGACGGAGGTGCGCCTGTGAGCCTGCCCGAGCCAAGTTTCATCGACCGCGACCCGCAGGCCATCACGGCCGAGATCGTCGCGCAGTACGAGCAGCTGACCGGCAAGACCCTTTACCCGGCGCAGGTCGAGCGCTTGCTGATCGACGTGATCGCCTACCGCGAGACCTTGGTGCGCATCGGCATCCAGGAGGCGGCCAAGCAGAACCTGGTCGCCTACGCCCGCGCGCCGATGCTGGACTACCTGGGCGAACTGGTGGGCGTCACCCGCCTGCCGGCGCAGCCGGCGAAGACCACCCTGCGCTTCACCTTCGCGGCGGCGCTGGCCACCAACCTGCTGATCCCGACCGGCACTCGCGTCGAGGGCGGCGACGGCACGGCCACCTTCGCCACCGACGCCGACGTGACCCTGCTGGCTGGCCAGCTGTCGATCGACGCGGCCGCGACCTGCGAGGAACCCGGCGCTGCCGGCAACGCTTGGCAGCCGGGGCAGATCAACAACCTGGTCGATGATCTGGGCGACGTCGAAGTGACGGCCGCCAACACCACGGTCACCTCCGGCGGCATCGAGGAGGAGGAAGACGACCGCCTGCGCGAGCGCATCAAGCTGGCGCCGGAAGCCTTCAGCACGGCGGGCAGCCGCCTGGCCTATGTGTTCCATGCCAAGAGCGCGCACCAGAGCATTGTCGACGTGGCGGTGCTGTCGCCCACGCCAGGCGTGGTCAAGCTCTACCCGCTGCTGACCACCGGGCTGCCGGACGCGAACATGCTCTCCCTGGTCGAGGCCACCTGCTCGGCCGACCGCGTGCGGCCGCTGACCGACAACGTGCAGGCGCTGGCGCCGACGCCGATCGACTACGCCATCGACGCTCAGCTGGTGCTCTACAAGAACACCGACGTCGCCAGCGTGCTGGCCCAGGCGCAAGCCGCCGCCGAAGCCTATAAGGCCGACCGGGCCGCTGGTCTGGGCCGTGACATCGTGCCGGTGCAGGTGGAGTCGGCGCTCAAGGTCGCCGGGGTGTACGACATCGTCCGCACCGCCCCGGCGAAGATCGTGCTGGCCGAGAACGAGTGGGCGCGCTGCACCGGCATCAACCTGGTCGTGACGGGGACGGTCGATGGCTGACGCGCTGCTGCTCCCGCCGCCGCTGGCCGGCGATGAACGCTTCCAGGCGCTGGGCCAGCTGGCCGCCCGGATCAGCGACATCGACCTGTCGCCGCTGCTGGTCTATCTGGTCGATACGGTGAATGCCTCGGCGCTGCCGAACTTGGCCGAGCAGCTGCACATCCTGGGCGAAGGCTGGCAGTTCGCCCGCGACGACGACGAACGCAGGCGCCTGCTGAAGCGCGCCATCGAGCTGCACCGCTACAAGGGCACCCGCTGGGCGATCCAGCAGGTGCTGGAGACGTTGGCCCTGTCCGGCCAGATCAGCGAGTGGTTCCAGTACGGCGGCCAGCCCTACTACTTCAAGATCAACGTCGACCTCTCCACGCGCGGCATCGACGAGGCCACCTTCGACGCCCTGGTGGCCTTGATCGCCGAGTACAAGAACGTCCGCTCGCACCTGGAGCTGCTGACCCTTTCGCTGACCAACGTCAGCCAGGTGCCGGCGATCGCGGCCGCCACCCTGTGCGGCGAGCTGGCCACCGTCTATCCCTACGAGCTGACCGAACTCAACCAGGTGAGCCAGGTGCCGAGCTTCGGCATCGGCCACTGGAGTGTCGAGACCGTTTGGGTCTATCCGCAGACCGCTTAATCCGAAGGAGCCCTTATGGCCAATGAGTTTTTCACGATCCTGACCGCGACCGGGCGCAACAAGCTGGCCGCCGCGACGGCGACCGGCACCCCGCTGACGCTCACCCAGATGGCGGTGGGCGACGGCGACAACGGCGCCTACTACAGCCCGGCCGAAGCCCAGACCGCCCTCAAGCATGAGGTCTGGCGCGGCGCGATCAACCACCTGGCGGTCGACGCCAACAACCCCAACTGGATCGTCGCCGAGCTGGTGATCCCGGACAACGTCGGCGGCTTCTACATCCGCGAGGTCGGCCTGTTCGATAGCACCGGCGCGATGATCGCCGTGGGCAAGTTCCCCGAGAGCTACAAGCCGACCCTGGCGGCCGGCTCCAACAAGCAGCTCTACGTGCGGATGATCCTGGATGTGGCCAACACCTCGGCGGTGACCCTGCTGGTCGATCCGAGCGTGGTCCTGGCCACCCGCCAATACTGCGACGACAAGGTCGCCGACGAACTCAACAAGCGGGACGGCAAGCAATCGGTGCGCGTGGCCACCACGGCCGCGATCGCGCTCGCCGGCCTGCAGACGATCGACGGCGTGGTGCTGGTGGCAGGTGACCGGGTGCTGGTGAAGGATCAGGCGGCGGGCGCGGAAAACGGCATCTACGTGGCGGCAGCAGGCGCATGGGCACGGGCAACGGACGCCGACAGCGGAACCAAGCTCAACGCCGGGGCGCTGGTGCCGGTCGAGGCCGGGACGGTCAACGCGGACACCATTTGGATGCTCAAGACGGACGGCGCCATCATCGTCGGCGCCACGCCCATCGCCTTCCAATGGGCTGGTGGTCTCAATGCTCCGACCCAGGCAGCTGGAGACAACAGCGCCAAGGTCGCCAACACCGCCTTCGTCCAGGCTGCGATCGCCGCCCTGGTGGCCTCGTCGCCGGCAGCGCTGGACACCCTCAACGAGCTGGCGGCCGCCCTGGGCAATGATGCGAATTTCGCCAGAACGGTCACCAATGCGCTCGCACTCAAGGCGCCGCTGGCGAGCCCGGTTTTCACGGGTTCTCCTGCTGGACCGACCCCTACGCAGTTCGACAACAGCACGAAGCTGGCGACGACAGCCTTTGCTTGGCAACAAGGTCTGCACTTCCAGAATGGTGCAGGGATCGCCTTGACGGCTAACACCACTCTCACTGCATCTCAGGCAGGACATTGGCTCGAGTCACAAGCGTCAAACCTGACGATCACCTTGCCCCCTCTCGCGTCATTCCCTTCCGGAATGGCCACCTACACATTCCGCGCGCCTTTAGCGCTCACCCTCAAAGCCAACGGCAGTGAGCTTATTCAGAGTGCTTCAGGCGTAGCAGCGAACACCCTGTCCGTTGCAAGCGGCGAATGCGTGACCGTAGTCGGCAACGGGTCCGGGGGGCAGTGGTATGTGGTTCTTGGCGGCTTCGGCTCGGCAAGTTTCTCGAAGTCGTTCGGCACGTCCGGCTATCAGAAGTTGCCTTCCGGGCTAATCATCCAGTGGGGTTCGGGTTCGACGGCGGCAGACGGCTCGATTGCAGTGACCTTCCCGATCGCATTCCCGACAGCCTGTGTCGGAATCCATGGAACGCACTCCGGCAGCGGTATGGCGGCCATGATCGAGGTGTTTGGTACCCGCTCCACGACGGGTGTAACCACCAAGACATTCAACGATTCAGGCGCGACGTCTGCGGGATGGTCTGTTTACTGGTTCGCGATTGGATACTGAGAGGCCCCCATGAAATTCAGCAAATCGACCGGATGTTTCTACCCTGATGACATCGAATACACCGCCGCGCCGAGTGACTTGATCGATATCCCGCAAGAGGATTTCGACGCAGCGATGGCGCGCTCGCCCGGCGACGCGCTTGATGTCGTCAACGGGCGAGTCGTCGTAGTGCCAAAACCAGCGCCGACTGCCGCAGCAGTCAAAGCAAGCAAGTGGGAGGCCATCAAGGCCGAGCGCGATCGACGCAAAGCAGGCGGTTTCAAGGTCGCAATGTTGTGGTTCCACTGCGATGCAGACAGCCGCATCCAGCACCTCGGCCTGAAAGACAAGGCGCGCGACCTGATCGCCGCTGGTGGAGCAATGACCGATAACCTCTCCATCCTCGGCCAGCCGGTTCGCTGGAAGACGATGGACGGCTCGTTCGCCACCATCACCGCCCAGCTCGCCTTCGACATCGTGGCCGCCGCTGGTGACCTTGACGCGCGACTGTTCGCCGTCGCGGAAACCCATCGGGCTGCAATGGAAGCTGCGCCCGATCCCGCTGCCTACGACTTTTCCGCCGGCTGGCCGGAAACCTTCGGAGGCTAAGGTCATGTCGGCCGTTCAACTGCTCTTCACCCGGCGCCGACATCCCGGCAGCGCCTTGATCCGTGTTACGACCTGGTCAGCCTGGTCGCATGTCGACCTGATCGACGGCCAGTCTGTGCTGGGCGCGGTGGCCTTCCACGGCGTCGAGCGCGAACTGCTGGCAACCCGCCTGGCCCATGCCAGCCGGGCGGCAGTGATGACGATCCCTTGCGCCGACGCGCAGGCAGTCATTGCGGCCGCTGAGTCGCAGATCGGCAAGCCCTACGACTGGCTGGGCGTGCTGGGGATTGGCCTGCATCGGGACTGGCAGGAGCCGGATCGGTGGTTTTGTAGCGAGATGGCGGTCTGGGCCTTCCACGAGGCGGGGCGGCCGCTGTTCCGGCCTGACGCGCTGTACCGGATCACCCCGCAGCACATTTGGATGCTGCCCTACGAGGCGCGCTTGATCGAGACGCCGGACGCTTTGCAACCGGCTTAAAGAAGAGGGCGACGGCCGTGGTGCGGGAACACCTCGGCCGCCACCGCAACCCACAGACAGAACCTGTGAGCCTTGGCCAAGGCCCCCTTACCGTGCACACGGCGGGTCCAAGCCTAACACAATTGCAACTAACAAAAAGGGCTTACACAGAATGGAAATGCAATCCGCTTCCCCCATCGTTCCTTGGATCGGTGGTAAACGCCGCCTGGCGAAACACATCCTCCCGCTATTCCCCGAGCACACCTGCTACGTCGAGCCATTCTGCGGCGCGGCCGCGCTCTACTTCCTGAAGGCGCCGACCAAGGTCGAGGTGCTCAATGACGTGAATGGAGAGCTGGTCAATCTGTACAGGGTGGTCCGCCACCACCTGGAGGAGTTCGTCCGGCAATTCAAATGGGCGCTGACCTCGCGGCAAATCTTCAAGTGGCTGCAGATCACGCCAGAGGAGACGCTGACGGACATCCAGCGCGCCGCCCGGTTCTTCTACCTCCAGAAAATGGCCTTCGGTGGCAAGGTCGAGGGCCAGACGTTCGGCACTTCGACCACCTCGGGGCCGAAGCTTAACCTGCTGCGCCTGGAGGAAGACCTATCGGCCGCCCACCTGCGCCTCTCCCGGACCTACATCGAGAACCTGGACTGGGCCGACTGCATCAAGAAATACGACCGCGAGCACACCCTGATCTACTGCGACCCGCCGTACTGGGGCACCGAGGGCTATGGCGTCGATTTCGGCCTGCACCAATACCAGCGCATGGGCGACCTGGCCAAGACCGTCCAGGGCCGGATGATCATCTCCGTGAACGACATCCCGGAGATGCACCAGGCGTTCGCCGGGCTGAACATCGAGCGGGTGGACATCAACTACACCGTGGGCGGCGCTGGCCGGTCGAAGGCCAAGTCGGGCGAGCTGATCATTCGGAACTGGTAG